ATTCGGTAGTAATCATTTTTTCTTAGTTTTTTTCTTGTAAGGTTTTGCTGTTTTCGCTGACTTCTTAAAAGCAGCGGCGGTGGGAGCACCCTTAGAACCCACCTTTCTCATCTTCTCGCCAGAGCCAGCGGCGATCCGCTTTCTCTTGGCGTGAATGTTTGCGTATAATCCTCGTTTAGCCATTACGCTTTACCTTTTTTGTTTTTCTTTTTAATAGCATCTAGCAGCATATCTCTACCAGCATCTTCTCTGGCTTTTTTATTCTGCCTAGCTTCTAGTATGTCCCTCTCTATTTCATAGTCAGGACCTAGCATTGCGAGTTTCTTTCTTTCACTAATAGTGCGTGTTCGCCTACCATTCTCGTCGTATGTTTTAGCCATGTTAGCATTTCCATTTACGTAGGGCAAGAGCCTTACGTGTAGGCTTGCCGTTTGGTTTTTTCATTGGTCCTTTGACTCCACTCATACGAGCACAGAAAGAACGCTTACGAGCACCACCTCCGGGCTGAGGAGCCTTGAGGTTAGAACCGGTTGCTCTATTATACTTTGCTCTACCGGCTGCTGTCAGCCCACCAGTACGGGACTTGTGTTTGCCCATCTTGAGACTGACGTTCTTTTTCTTTACTGCCATTACACTCCTTTCATGTATTGATCCATAAAGATCTTGAGTTGTTTTCTTTTCTGATTACCCTGTAACTTTCTTAGAACTTCGAGACCTTGCTGCTGTTCTATATTGGTCATGGGTTCACCAGTAGATAGCCTAGGAAACTGAGCTATATTTAAGCTTTTGCGTTTAGCTAAGGGTACAGGCAGTCCGTGTACGTCAGGATTATACTCTGTTGGAGCTCCAAACTGACCTCCCCTCTGCTGGTAGGCTTTACCTCGACCATCTAGAAAGAAACCTTTTTCGGTTACATAATTCATTATGGATGGATCAGGTCTACCATCAGCCAAGCTAGCTAACTTCAACGATTCTCTTGAAGGGGCTGGGACATAAGGTCCAGATGGTTTAGGTTTATACGGTTGGTAAGGTGATCCACCTTCACCGGGAGTTTCTTTCTTTTTAGCCATTACTTTTTCTTTTTATTTTTCATGATTGCAGCCGCAACTTTTGGTCTTTTTTTTGCGAGTGCGGCTAGTCCCTTTGACACTTTCTTAGTGCCTGTCTTTTTCTTCTTGTCTCCGTAATGTCCGGGCATAGTTAAAACTCCAAATCTGATCTATCTAGTTTTTCGATAATGTCTTGCCTGTAAGCAGGGTCTCTATCATACCTCTTGTCTGACATAGCTGCTACTAATTCAGCTTGACTACGAAAGACATCTGTGTTACCTTTCGGTGCTTTACCTGTATACATCTTACCTTCAAATCCGTTTGCTGCTTCGTACTGTGACTTAAGTCCTGATACTGCTATCTTGATAGCGTCAACGCTACCTGTATTTACTATACTATCAAAGGCTTCTTGAGATTGAGCATCTAAGTTACCATTAGCCCATGCTATTATATTATCATACTGCGTTTCTCCGCCTGCAAAGTTTTTGATTGTATTTATATCTGCATCAGTTAGGTCGGCTACCTCTTCTGTCTTAGATTTAAAAGCATCAGTTCCTTGTACTTCTAAGTACGCTTCGACTAACTCTTTACTAGACATGCTAGAAAACTTGTCTAAAGTTTCTTCTGATAGCTTACCATCGTTTGCATAATACTCATCGTTTGCAGATGTAATAAGAGAAGCCCCATCACTGAGGCTAGTCTCTTCTGTCTCATCTTCTGTTGCACTTGTTTGTTCTACATCTTCAGTTGGCTCATCCTTTGAACCTAACTTTTTTTGCAGCTCTACGTATGCTTTTTCTAGCTCTGCTGCATCTTTATACTTACCAGCTAACAGTCCTTCTTGTTCTGCAACCAACTTCTCACCGACGGCAAGAGAATCTTGCTCGTCAGAGGTAAGGTTGTCAGGCATAGTTTCTGTCTGTGGTGTAGTATCTACTGTAAATGTGTTTTCTTCTGCCATTACTGTTCTGGTGGTGTTTCTGAATCTGCTGCTAGTCCAGCATTAGCTAGCCCTTGTGGATTTTTAGTTGGGTCCATAAGTGGGCTGCTTGCGATTGAACCAGCTTGTTTAACTAGCTGTTGCTGTGCTGCCATAGCTTGTTGCTGTTGCATCTCAGCTTCCATAGTCTCTGGAGACTTGACTAAGTTTAGTACGTCGATACCTTGTGAAGCAGCTAGTCTCTTGATAGCTTCTGAAGGATCAATATATTTCATTAAGGCTTCTGGCCCTAGTGTCTGTGCAATCGTACCTATAAATTGTGTCAACGCTTGTTGATCTTGTCCTCTACCTAGGCTGTTAATACCAGCTACGATCTTAGGTCGTACTAAATCTTTAGGCAATTTAGGTATCTGCTGACTACGACTAAGCACTAACATAATTCTATTAAGGTAGGGTATGAGAAACTCTACAGTTAACAACGAGTACAATCCGCCGAGTGACTGCTCTAGTTCAAGCTGTGTCAGGCGTACTTCCTCTGCTGTTACTCTCTCTGCCTGTCTTACATTCATAACTAAGAAGGCTTCAAGTATTCTCTTTTCTATTTGTTGAGCTAGGTTAGCAGCTGTCGCAAAGTCAGCTGTCTTTCCTACTTGTACTACTCCTACGTCTTCTGGTCTACCCTGTATGATAGCACCATTCCCTGCCTTTGACAAGGTTTGTGGTTTAGTTGTAGAGGATGGTGACACAAGAAATATAACTTTACTTGCTACACTAGCTCCCTCTACGAGAGCCTGAGATAATCCATCAAGACTACGTAAGTCTCCAATGAACTCTTCTACTCTGCCACGCCCATAGTCTTCACCATCGACTGTGTTGAAACGAAGAACTAACCATGGTGAGGTGTTCTTAGGTGCTGTACTTCGGCTATTAGGTAGGACTATATCGTCTACTTCCTGATGCCATGTCCAACGTCCACTGCTCTCATCCATCTTAACACAAGTGTACACTTCAGCGTCGTCTTCGTATGAGTCTGGTGCGTTTGGTCCCGCTTCGGGAGGCTTAGGCAACTCAAGACCTAATACCTTACGACTAATCATTTCTTTAGTAACGATCTCTATGACGTTACCATTACCATCTCTGTTTACTACATACCTATTAAGTGGGTAGTGTTTCAAGCCATCCTTGCCCATAAATATAAGAGCGTTGCCTGATACAATTAGATGTTTCAATGCTTGATGAATTACAACTCTGTCATTTGATGCAGCGATGTAATCCATGATGTTCCGTTCTATCTTTGAGAACGATAGGTCTAGCTCACTTCTCATACTAGCATCTAACTCTTCTCCTAACTTGTCATCCCTGACTTGTAGTTTAAAGAAGGCTGTCTGTGGTGGTACGAGAGCTAGCATTAGCTTTGCAGCTAGTGTGACTACAGCTTTAGCTCCAACGGATTGGAAGGGTTGAAGTAAAGTCTTCGTACCCTTGTACTGTACGTCACGTGTTATGAGGTATGGTAAGGTAAGTTCAGAGGCTTCTACAGCAACGTCTAAGAACTGTGATCTGTCCGAAGATAGTTTGCTATATATTTCTCTGGCTTTATACATTTAGTCCTCCAGTTCCACCGCCTTGTGTTCCGCCGGTGTTTACATTTATTTTAAGAGCATCAGTACCTGTTTTTTTACCAGCACCGGGGCTGCTCTTCTTAGCTCCAGATCCATAAGCTACTTCAGCTGTCTCATCAGGATCGAGCAGTTCTTTCTTCTCTGGTTTCACAGCTTCTTGTTTCTGCTGCTGAACCCTAGGTTGATATGGAGTTGGTGTTGGTAATGGGGTAGATCTGCTGCCACCCCCTCCGAATACACACATTAGATTTCCTCTACTATAGATTTTATATATTGTACAACATCCTGTTGACCAGAACGGTACATGATGGAGGCTAAGTCCTCCTTGGGGTGGATGGGATGCCAAGCGAACTTGGCTTCCAGATCCTCTACCAATTTCTCTAACTTTTCTGAATGAAAGTTAAGCGTATTGGGGGAGATTTGTGTTTGCATGTTCAAAGAACGCTGGCATACGAGCTGCTTTTGTGTCAGAAAACTGTGGGGCTTTACCCTGATACATTAACTGATCGCTCGCATCCAGCCAAAATTTTTTCGCTAAATATTTATCAGTGTTGTTTTCTTTTAAGGGTTGTAGTACCCATTGTATAGTTGCCTTCCGAAGCTTATCCAAAGAAGAGCTAGGAACAAGACCCAACTCAGCACATACGAGACTATTTGTCGCAACGTGTATTTGTTCATCTCTGGATATATCAGCTGATACTGTTCTGAGAGCAGCGTCACCAAGAAAGCGAAACATAGGAAGTAGAACAAAGAATATAGCTCGCTCTGCAACGAGTGCCTTTGTGATAGTATGGTCAGGGTGTGCAATCCAAGCATCTCTTAACCTCTTCGCTTCCAGTTCGGATTGTAGATCAGCACCGTGGGCGTCAACAATGAAGCCCAAAGCGAGATCATGTTTAATCTCGTCTTGTACGTTTGACTCAAGAAGTGTCCTCGCTGTTTCCGGGACTTCTTTCTCCAAGCCTTGAGAAATAAATTCTCCAACTGGTAGCTCCATATGACGTATTGCGAGTGCACGCTTGATGGTTTCTTCAGCACCTTCTTTTAATACTCCTTTGGTTGGTTGGACTGGTGTCCATGTTCTTTTTCTATTTTTTAATTTAATGTAGGGATTCATTGTTGGCAGTCACATGTAATTTCATCTGTATTTTTTTCTAATTCTACAATGCTTGCCAAATAATCTTGTACGTCAGTATCACCTAACGCTGCGTAAGCATCAGACTTATCTTGAACGTCTCCCATTACTTGGAGGCTGTAGTACAAAGAGGTTTGTGAGCTTCCTAGCCACTCCTCTATAAACGCTTCATTATATTGAACTACATCACTCCAGCTGTTGAAGCTGTAGCCATGAAGCAATCCTGTCCTATCGAGCATCGTCATGATTTCGTCTGCTACACGCTTGTATGCGTCCCATCCTACTTCACTTGCTATCTCAACGTCGCCATAGTTGACTCTATCTACTCCGAACTCGCCGGAGTCTCTGTCAACCATCCTTGCTATTGGTGGTGCTATCTCTGGTGTGCATGTAAAGCCGTCTAGGTCTCTACTGCGATAGCTACAACTGGCAGTGGGTGCAATAGC